CTTTCCCACCGTCTAGACGGCAAAGGGTATCCTCGTAAGGGCCAATGCCAATGAAAGGGGAGTCCTACTCTGAGGTGCTCCCCCTCCTGTTTACTTTCGTTTAGTGGACCAAGTCATTTCCATACCGAATCCTAGTAATAATACTAAGAACATTACGTACAGAAGGTCCATCTAGAAGGCCCACTTAAGTCCAGCTTTGGTTCCGTAGTTGTTCTCGTCAGCGTCAGTTGTAAGAAAAGAGATTTCTCCATAAACGGACACAGCCTGAGTAGCCTGAAAGGATCCTCCGGCCTTCCCAGAAAACTCGGTATCGGCGTCCCCTCCATCGGGCGAGACAATGGCTGGGCCTGCTTGAAGATAGTAGCCGAGACGGTCTACATTCCCTTCATAGCCGATATGAAGATCTGTGACACTTCCGCCGTAATCTGAGCCTGCCCAACCACTATTGATTTCCGTGTTGACATAGGGGCCAGCCATTGCAGGTGTCGCAACCATGGTGGCCAGTGTTCCAAGTGCAATAAATGATTTCATTTTAGTTTGTTGTATTGTTGTTCGCTACTTTGTTTTCGTGTACTTGATGCCACGATAGCAATAAGTGACAGTCATAGTTTTCTCCTATGATGTAAGCCCCGTTCCCTGCTTACACGTCATGCGTCAGAGCATAGCTTTGATGAACGGATGTTATCGTAGTAGTCATGTTTAGTGACGTGAACGCCCTCGATAAATGCAGCCACGAGTAGCAACATGATTACAATTATCCAGGGCTCTGTGAATCGTTTCACTTCTTAGGGGGTCTCCCCTTCTTTGTTCCGTATGTTCCTTTTCCTTTAGGCATGATGTTAGTTTAGTCGTGTTACCTTTACGTCAGCAACTCCGGCACTGGCCATGCCAATTCGCTCAGCAGTACCATAAGACAAATCAAGATCCCGACCTTCAATGAAAGGTCCACGGTCCGTAATAGTGACAGTCTCGCACGTCTCGTAGCAAACCCTAAGGTCTGTTCCGAACGGGAGGGTTTTGTGTGCTGCTGTTGAGGCGAGTTGGTTATAGCGTGTTCCATTGGCTGTTAAGTTTCCATGAAAGCCTGGTCCATACCAGGATGCTGTAAGAATTGTAGCTGTTAGGAGTGGAATCATCGTTAGAATTGTACGTCTGAACGTTCGAGTTTGTCCGCTACTTCCTTACGGAAGGCAGGGTCTTTATCATATCTAGGATCATTCATAGCTTCAATCACTTGTGCTTGACTCTTGAATTGATCTCCCTTTGTTGATGGTGCTTTGCCTGTAAGCATCTCACCTTCAACACCAGAAGCATCGTCGTAACGACCCTTCAAAGCTTGAATAGCAAAGAAGCAGGATGCAGGATCACCCCTCTCCATCACTGAATCATACATATCTATATCTTGCTTAGACATATTATCCCTAGCCCAACCTACCATAGTCTCGTAGTCTTTTTCACCACCGACTATGTCTTTCAATTGACCTACTTGTTTGTCATTGATTTGTGGTTGTTGGTTCTGGCTGCGATAATCTAGGTGCATCCTAGCTATATCTTGGGGACTCATCTTACTGAGTTCCTGCAGTGTTTCATCACTGACTTTATCTTGAGCTTCATCCCAAAGACGATTAAGAAAAGAAGAGTCAGTACTTTCATCTGCCTCTTCCGGTTCGTTCTCTACTTCTGGCTCTTGAGTTGGTTCGTTATCTTCTGACTTAGGTTCACCTAACTTACCTTGTAGTTCAATGTAGGCTTTCTCTAACTCCTCTGCATCTTTAAACTTACCAGCTAAGAGTTGTGCTTCCGCAGCAGCTAGCTGTTCGCCAACTTCTAAGGAGTCCTGCTCTTCTGCTGAAAGCTGACCAACTACTTCAGTATCTGGTGTGTTGTCAACTGTTAATGTTTCTGCCATTTGTTATTGTGGTGGTTGTTGTGCCTGCTGCGCCATCTGCATTTCAGCTTGCATTTGTTTCTGTTCAACAGCTGCCATAGCTGGAGCATTCTGTTGCTCTTGCATAACCATCTGTTGCTGCATCTGTTGCTGCTGCTGGCCTTGTATCTCTTGCATACTCTTCACTAGGTTAAGTACGTCAATACCTGAAGCTGCTGCTAGACGCTTGATAACTTCATCAGGGTTGATGAAATTCTGTAGTGCTTCTGGTCCCATTGTTCCAGCAATAGTTTGAAGGAACATGCCTAGACTTTCTCTGTCTTGACCACGACCAAGTGCATTGATACCTGCTACGATAGTAGGCTTCACTATCTCCTTTGGAATAGGAGGGATTGTTTTGTTCTTTGTCAGTACGTTGAGCTTACGATCTAGATAAGGTACTAAGAACTCAACAGTAAGTAGACTGAATAGTCCACCAAGCTGTTGCTCTAGTTCCATCTGTGTCATCCGTACTTCTTCTGCGGTAGTCCGTTCAGACTGTCTAACAGAAAGAATAAGGAATGCATCAGACAATCTCTTCTCTAATGTACCTGCTGCTTGATAAGCAGTTTGGAAGTCAGCACCTTTACCTACTTGAACAACACCTATATCTTCAGGTCTTCCCTGAATGATTGCACCGTTCCCAGCTGCCGCTAGAGTGGCTGGTTTAGTACTAGCTGATGGTGATACAGTAAAGACTACTTTAGCAGCTGCTGCAGAGCCTTCTACGAGGGCCTGAGAGAGTGCTTCAAGGGACTTAAGATCCCCCATAAACTCTTCTACTCTTCCTCTACCATAATCCTCACCGTCAACTGTGTTGAATCTTAGTGGGATCCAAGGTGTTATATTAAGAGGTGCCTTACTGATAGACTTAGGTATAATTTTATCATACACCTCTTGATGCCAATGAACTCTGCTGCCTTTAACCTTCACGTGTGTGTATACATCACAGTCAGTGTTACTGTCGTCAGCAGGTTCATTTGAGTCTTGCTTCTTTAAGCTAGGAGCTAAGCCTTCAACTAACTTTTTGTTGATAAGCTCTTTCGTAACTATCTCAATAACGTTACCGTTACCATCTCTATTTATAACATAACGGTTAAGTGGAAACAGTTTTAGTTTATCTTTACCCATGAAGATGAGGGCATTACCTGATACAACCAAGTGTTTCATTGCTTGGTGTACAGCAACCCTATCATCAGAGGCAGCGATCTGCTCTAAAATAGTCCGCTCTACCTTAGCAAAGATTAGATCTAATTCTGATCGAATCTCTGGTCCGTAATCTCCTAACTTAGATTCATCTACTTGTAGTTTGAAGAAGCTAGTCTGTGGTGGTAGGAGTGATAGCATTAGCTTTGCAGCTAGTGTTACTACACCCTTTGCACCTACTGATTGCCAAGGTGTTTTTAAATTTCTAGCACCTTTAGTGTTATCATCTTCATGTACTAAGTATGGGATGGTTAATTCAGAAGCTTGTCTAGCTATGTTTAAATATTGAGAACGATCACTTGATAGTACATCGTATCTTTGTTTAGCTGTCATTATAATGTAACTGTTGATGATCTATTTGTTGCTCCTCCTCCTCCTCCAATACCTAAAGTATTTAGGAATTCAGTAGGTCTGGAGAATGCCTTTGTACCTTTCCTACCCTTACCTTCAGTGATTGATAGGCGTGAACCTTTGATTGATGCAGCACCACCTACTCCAGTAGGGCTACTACCGCTCACTCGTGCTGCCCTTGCCGCTGCTTCACGTTGTATCTTCGCTTGCTCTTCTGCTGCTGCTTGTTGTTGTGCTAGTAGTTCGTTATGAAACTTAGCTTCAGTAGCCATCCGACTTTGGTTTTCCTTGTTCTGGATCCAAGTATCTACACCACCACCAACACCTAGGTTTTGATTCTGTGCCCAGATCTTTGCATCTCTAACTCTACCTAAGGCATCAGTAAATTCTTGACTTTCAGCACCAAATGGGTTTCCCTCTGCGTCATTACCTGGACCTGCTCCCCACATTGATTGTACATCATCCCAGTCAAACCCATAACCACCCTTAGCACCATAATCAATTGGTGCATTAAAGGCGCTTGGGTTACTGGCTCTCTGTTGTGCTAGCCAGGTGTGAACCTTACCGCTGACTTGCAGGCCAGTTCCACCACCTTCCAAAGGGTGACGGGGTCGTTTCCCAGCTTCCGTTACAAGCTGTTGGATTGAATATGGGCTGGCACCCTGCTGCCGGGCTAGTTTAATATCATCGTCATCAAAATTCATCTGCCAAGGTCGGACACCAGCAAGCTGCCATAAGTGGCCCCAATCATTCGCTTCCCCTGAGCCTGCTACTTCAATACCTTTCCCAGATGTCTGCTTTTTAAAGTCAAACATTGCTGGATTAAATCCATTAGCCATAATTAATTAATCTCCATGTAAATCTATAGGTGTCATCCCCTCAGGGGTTGAGTAAGTAGCCGAACTTCTAGAA